TTGCAGTCACCCAAGCGAGTACCACTAACAGGAGCCGCTGCACCAGCAATGGTGATGTCACGGAAATCAATGTCGGTCAGCGATGCAACAGCAGCGCAGGTCAGTGTGCGTGTTGTTCCGATGGTGTCTGACCGCACGAACGTCCGCATGGTTGCGTTGGTTCCCGCAGAGAGCGTCAGAGTGCCGTTGATGGTTTGGTTTGAATCAACAATAAATGGCTTAATGCCTGCACTGGTACGACCTGTTACGCTCAAATTACGAAATGTGTTTTCGCCAGAAACTTGCTGCTGTGTGGCGTTTGCTCCCGTAAAACTTACGTCATAGAACGTAAGCCCTGTTGCCGCTACGTTTAAGTTGGGGCTTGTTGCAGATGACAAAACGATGGTTGATGTTCCGGCATTAAACGTCATCCCTGTAGTAGTACCGAACTGCACCACAGAACCAGTACCACTCAGCGTCACCGTACTGCTACCCAGATTGATCGTGCGGGTGTTGCTGTTGCTGGACGACAGGGCTGTTGCAGTGACGTTGAAGTTGTTGGTGGTGAAAGTCCCGCCAGAAATTGTTATAGAGCCTGATGATGCAAAAGCATCTTGAAGCTCGACTGTTGGCGAGCCTGTTGAAGATATTTGAATTGGGCCAACAGTTTTGCCGTTGCTTGTTATTTGCAAAGTCCCGGGGCCAACAAAAACCACTGTTCCTGTGTAGCTCCAAGTCATTCCTGAGCCGCAAACAAGATTTCCGTATGCTTGAACTTGGCTTGATCCAGCAAACGTCCCTGTAAACCCAGTAAAGTTGAGATTTTTACAGGTTGCTGTTGCGGAAACCGTACAAGTCACCACGCCAGACGCACCATCAAAAAACACATCATCAGCAGACGTAGGCACAGTTTCCCCGCCAGCGCCGCCAGACGAAGCTGCCCACTTAGTACCAGCCGTAGCATCCCAGTTGGCAGTACCCCCAACCCAGTAGCGATCTGGCATTTTTACACCTCCTCAGTTGGAGGCACTTCTTCCACAGGAGGAGCAGTCACCACAGCAATCCAGTTGTCCACACGCTGCTGCTTCATGGCTTGGATTTCTTCATCAGTGAACGCATGGTCGTCAGGCAGATGCAAGGCATCACGAAATACGCCGTGTGCTGTGTTGAATTCAAAATCAATTTTCATGTCAATTCTCCAAAAGAAACACCCGCCGTAGCGGGTGCTGCACCAAACTTAGGGTGACACCCAATCAGGCTGCGTCGAGGGAAAATGTATAAACAACATTCAATGTGTCACCACTCACCACCACTCGGTCGCCGGGAGATTGAAAGTCCGAAGCAGAGAACAATGTGCCCGATGTGCCAGTGTCCACACTTGCCAAGAACGCTCCAGCAACAGTGCCACCAGCGCCAGTGATGCCAAACGAGGCAGGAGAAGCTGTGTTGTTGATCACCGATGGATCAGCCGTGGTGGCTGTGCCAAACACAGCAGCTTTGCGGTTGCCAGAGTAGTCAGTGAACTCAGTCCAACCGGAGTGCGAGGCCAGCGTGTCAGCGGCAGCAATCGTGGTGCCAGAACCGGGGCCTGTGATCAGGCCAATGTACCAAGTGGTGATCTGCGTTGCACCATCCAGATAGACCGACACCATGCTTTGCAGGCCTTGGTTAACCACCAAGTTGTGCATCTCCTCTTCCCATTTGACGTGGCCGTCAGCGCCAACGCACTGAACTTTGTATACGCCGCCAGCCTTAGCCTTAGCTTCTGGCTTAGAGCCACACACAAGTCCTGAAGATACTTTATCAGTGGATTGTGCAAGATTATTGAACATAATGGTTCCTTATATTATTTAATAACAAAAGGGAGAGCCTCGCGGAAGACCCTCCCTCTTGGGTCAGCCTAAAAGATTAGGCCAATTGGTCGCGGTCAACTTCGTCGGCAGCAATGCGGCCATCGACGTTCATCAACACAGCCCATACACGAGCAACACCAGAAGTAGGTGCAGTGGTGGCAGTGGCAATCAACAAGTCAATAGTGTCAGCAGTAGCGCCAATCACGACAGGCTGGAAAGCAGCAGCGTTCTGTGCATAAGCACCAGCGGCAGCAGCGTCAGCATCAAAGCCGTCAACGAACACGTCAGCGTCAACACCAGTCACGCCCAAATCGAAAGTGGTGTCGTTCGACTCGCCGCCGAGGACGGTAGTGATTTCGATACCAGCATTCAAGATGACGGTGTTGGCGGGAACAGAGATGCACTCGATCACGTCAGTAGCAGCCAAGGCAGAACCTTTAGCAGTGGCAGCGGCAGCGAAGTCGATAACTTTATCGACAAGGTAAGGCACGGAGCCAGCAGTGCGACCAGCGGTAGCGCCGCCAGCAAGAGTAGTAACAGTAGCCATTTTAAATTTCCTTTATGTGTAAATATATAAACGGGGAAGCCTTGTGAGCCTCCCCTGTTTCATCAGGCAACGTTGTACTTTGCAGTCACGATACCTTCAGGGCGCAGGATTTTGCGACCATACAGGTGCATACCGCGAACGATGTCAGCAAAGCTGTCGGGGTCACGATATGTCTCAGTCTTTGTCAACTGTTGAGCAGTTGCCACAGCAGAGTCATGACCAGCGACGATCACGCCGAAGTTGCTGGACTGAGCAGAAGTACCGGAAGTACCGGGGCCAGTACCGATCTTAGGTGTGTTGTTCGACACATAGATACGGAAGCCGTGCAGGTTGTTCAGGATCAGGCCGTTTTGCAGACCGGAACCACCGAAGTCACCATTCAACAGGCGGCTGTCTTCGTCCTTCAACATCTCAACGAACACGGGGTCAACGACCAACCAACGACCTTGAGTGTCAACAAACTGCTGATCCAACAGACGACCCATACGGGCAATCACGGTCAGAGGCGACACAGTGGTAGTCGAAGCGCCAGTAGCACCGGGGAAACGTGGAGCCAATGGGATGGAGTCACCAGCAGAACCAGCGCTAGTCAGGTTGCTGAAGTTGGGACGGCTCAGCTTCATGCTCGACAACAGTTCGTCAGAACCAGCAGAGGCAACAGCTTTGGTGCCGGGGGCAGTGGTACGGGCGGTGTCGCCATTCACATGCTTGGCAGACTGAGCGTAACCCGACAGATATGCCAACACGTCTTGGTCATAGTTGTCGCGCAAACGATAGGCAGCACGGTCCGAAGCCATCTGCATGAAGTTCACATGCGAGTGAGCAGCTTCAATGTCGTCGATCTTGAAGGCGTAGTAGTTAGCCTGATCAACAACCAGAGTGAAGTCTTCGTCGTCGAGGTCTTGAGCGGTGATCTGAGTACCACGAGCGTAGGCTTGGACGCTAACCTCCGGCTCCTTGATGATTTTTACACTATCCCCCATGTTAGCGATTTCACCGAAGTAATCGCTATTGGTGATGTCTTCAACGGTAGAAGCTTTACGGAATGCAAGTTGTACTTGCTTGGAATAGATAACTGGACTGAACGAGCCATTGGGCAAATTGCCGTGGCCGACTGCGGATGGAAAAGCCATTTTTAAATCTCCTATAGATATATTGGCATATAGTTAAATACGCTAACACTACTACAGAGGCTGACTTCGCTAGGTGCGTTACTTTTCCGAAGTGCCCAACGGAAAGTACCGGGCTAACAAAACTTCAGGTGTTTCTGACAGTTTGTTGTTTTGCGTTACAAGATGACTCAGTAGTAGGAACAGTTCTTCTGTATACTCCTGCTTCATTTTATTGATAGCTGCACAGACAAGTTGTACGTTACCGACAACATAACCCTTGCTGCTATCTACCCTGTCAAGACTTACGGTATTAAACTGGTTGGCTGTTGCAAGCAGCGGCAGTTTTGTGTAAGCACATTGACCATTCTGTTTTTCCCACAGATCAAGAACATCCTGATCTACGAGATTAAATTCTTTAGTTCGACCCCTTGCCTTTGTACAAAGATTCTTAAGGCGAGAGTCGATCTCTCTGTTATATCTTGGAACATACGATTCACTGTAGCAAGTTACCCTACGCTTGATATGTTCACTATTTTTATAGTAATAGTCTTTACTTATACTTTTAGCACATACCTTACAAGCGCTAGTTACTCCAAACTTTTTAGTCTTATCCTTATGGAATTCACTAATCGACTTGGAAGCACCACACTGACCACATGTCTTAACAACATCATTCATAACGACCCCTGACTAGGTTTAATAAAGGACTAGGCAGTGAGTCAGCACTGTCAGGGGAGCTACCCTTTTCGTCCTATGTAAAGTTATATCAGACTTTTTCAGCCCGTGTCAACTATTATCGCGCATTGCCACTCAAGTCGTACACAAACTTACCAGTCTGCATAGCCTTCTGAATGGCTTCAACGTTCTTCTCATACTGCAAAGAACTCATCTTAGCCACTTGCGATTCGTAGATGACACCTTCAGTGTCTACACTGGATGGGGCAGACCTGCTACCACGGGTGTTGATGCTTTCTGCTGCACCAGAAGTCTTTTTCTCCGACTTCGATTTACCAATGTTACGATCAACCTTATAAAGATCAATGGCGCGAGCAGCAGAACGAGCATCTGTATCGTTCTCATACAAAGCTTGTTGTACCCAAGCTGGTTGTTCTTCTGCCCAATTGTGGAAGTCATCGGTGTCTCGGATAGTGTCGAAGTCTGGATGCAGCTTCAACAATTCAAGTTCAGCCTTCTCTCGTGCTGTCAGTTTATCTCGCTCGTCCAAGGCTTTGAAGCGTTCATCAAGTGCTGCTGTTTGTTCTTTGGCTTTCTTGATGGCAATGGTTTCAACAATTTTCGCCACGTCTGGATAGGTCTTTGCCCATGTTGCCAGTTCTTCTTCGCTGGTCGGCAGCTTGATTTGTTGCTCGGTAGATTTTGTAAGCTGTTCTTTCAGTTCGTCAATTTGCTTCTGCAAAGCCAAAGCTTGTTGTTGTGAGTGACGACGAAGATCACCGTATCGTTTCTTGAAGCTCTTCTCTTCAGCGCTCAAGTTGCTGTCGTCTTCGACAATCTCTTCGGCTTCTGGTTTCTTCTCTTCACTGAGTTGTTTAAGCTCAGCTTCTTCTCGTTCGATTCGCTCACGATTGGCGTTGCGTTTACCAAAAGGGGCAACTACAGTTTTCTGTTCCATTACCGTTTCAGACATAAATACCTTTTAAGTTGGGGCTGCACTGTAGGAGACAATGTTGTCTCGGAGTCAGGTAGCCAATGATGGTGGGTGTTATTAAGTACCAGTCTGCCCACCACAGACTTTGGTATTCTGATTGTAGCTTATTTACGACGAGTTGCTAAGCCACCTTTAGCAAGCTGTGCTTTCTCACCAATAAACGGTGTGTACTTACCATCCGTGCCTTTACGCATAGCGAAGCCTTTGATGGGGGCATCTCTATAGATGTCACCATATTCAAAATTAACAGGACGCCTTGAAGTACCAGAGGTAATTTCGTTTACAACAGCACCAGCACCAGCAAGACCAATCAATCTTCTTGCAAATTTCAAAGAATCTTTAGGATCAATAGGAGCTTCATCAGGTACGTCTGAAGCAGGCTTGTTAATGAACGAATCAGGATCACCCAAGTCAGGAGCCGTTCCTGTTTTTGTAACACCAGATTCAGACAACTCGCCTTCAGGTGTTTTCACTGTAATACCTTGACCACCACCCATATCAGTAATGTTGGGTGATGTTGGCATTTTTAAACCAAGACCATCGGTAACATTAAGACTGTAATCAACAGGGGATGTTCCGACTGTTGAACCAGCACCCGTAACAGGGTCAACTTTCAAACCATCAGTGGTCGGTAAAGTGACACCGCTTGTCAAAGAATAGTCAGGTTTAACATCAGCGCCTGCGCCAATTTTTGAAATGTCAAAAACATCGTCAGAAATTGCAGCACCACTACCCTGTGGTATTGCTTCATCAACAACCCTGTTCGTTATGCCACCGGGGTTTTTCTTATAGTCATCGATTGCTTTAGTAGCGTAGCTGATTGCATCGTTAATGATTGATGTAGTGACAGCAGAACCTACGTCACCTTTACTAATCTGTGCAACCACTGCGGTATTCACTGCATTCTTTGCAACGTCTGGTAATTCGTTGAAGCCGGGAATGTCCTGAGTAATCAAAGAAACACCAGCACTAGCGCCTCCCAAAACAAAAGCAGCAAGTGGGTCTTTACCTAACAAAGCTGCTGTAGTTCCTTGAGTAACTGCTTTAGTCACAACAGTATTCAGTGTTCCTGTAATATTGCTGTTAGTCAATGTCTGACCAATTGCTTCAGCACCAACATTACCCACAAGAGGCAGGGCCGCACCAATTACAGCAGACTTAACATCACCACCATTCAGTGTAGTGTTAATTAGTGTTTGACCAACCACCTGTGCCGCTACACCAGTTAGTCCAAGTTGAGCACCTAACGCAGCGCCAGCACCGGGAAAAGTTACAGCAAGAGCAACAGCGGCAAGCTTTTTAGGGTCTTCGACAATTGCTTCAACAGTGTTCTTTACAGGTTGAAAAATTTCGTCGTCAATTTTACGACCAGCACTTTCTATAACTCTGACAGGATTGAGTTCAACACCTAAGTTTTTTCTTGCCCACCCCATTACAACCTCACTTCGGCTGTAAAAAAACCACCGTCTTCTGTAATGGAAATATCAAACTCCAGCTTTGCAATCTCAAGTAGTTCGTTTATTTTAGGATTTTGATAAGTTGTTCGCGCCTTAGATGCTCCAGCTTTTTGCATCATTTTCCAAAAAGCAATATTAGCGTTCAACAAGTTCTTTGCTGTATCGGCATTAAAACTATGATGTTCAACAACACCGTCACCAACACCACGATAAAGAATCAATGTATTACCTTGCTGAATGATGTCACCACCAGCACGTATCTCATCATTGATGCCCGTAAGAAGACTACCAACAGTCGTACCCGGTGGATGATTGCGTTGAGCATCAATCTCCAAAATCTCTTTAGGTGTCATATTAGTCTTCCTCATTCATGATGGAGTCAATCTCATTTGAGAAAGCTTCATCATCCATTTCGTCTTCTTCACCGCCATGCATAGCGTCAGCGTCTTCCACTTCGTCAGCATTACCCATCTGACCAATCTCTTCCATGCGCTTCAAACCAGCTTTAGCTTTGTCACGCAGCTTCATCAACGTAGCCAAACCAATGTAACGAACCACATCAGCAGGGAAGACAAACTCGCCCTCGCTCAGCTTAGCGTCAATGTCGTCCCTCACTTCTTCTTGCAAAGAACCGGGAGGCACTTCATTGCCAGAAACTGGATCGACTGTGCCACCTTCTTGCATGACACCGCCTTCAGCAAACATAGTATTCATTTGATCAGCCAGCATTGATTTCATCCTTTAAATATTTGAGATGACGCAGTGCAGCAATAGCCCCTTGCGCCTTAAACACTTCTTGCAGGTCTGTCGCCTGTTCAAGTTTACGTTGTTGTTGTTCGATGTCGTAGTCAAGCTTATTAACAAAGGCATCCCATACATGAGGACTGTTCAGCATACCTTTGAGTTTTGGAAGGAACGACTTATCCATTACTGAATACCTGCTGGAGCTTGCGGAGGTGCAGCGCTAAAACCTTGCTCACCGGGTTGTGCAGCAGCACCAATACCGATGTTGCCACCGCCACCGCCCGTCATATCTGCAACGCCGGGAGGACCGCCAGCACCCGGCACAGGTGGAGCACCCGGCTCTGTCGGTGCAGCAGGAGTAGCAGGCTGCATCAACGCAGCTTGACGTGCAGCTTCTTCCATGTTGTTAGACACCTTATCAGGATCAAGGTCCATCGACTTAGCAATCTCACGGATAATGTAAGGCATCTTAGCAAAAGGCATCAACTGAGGATTGGAAACAATCTGCATGAATTGCATCAGACGCTGACTTCTCACTTCGTTAGCCATCAACGATTCTGTACCACGAGCATTAACTTCCAAGTCGCCTTTGATTTCAGGATCGAAGTCAAATTGCATGTTGAAGTTGAAGAATGCTTTACCCAATGGAGCAAGCAGATAATCGTCAACGTTCTTAATCACAGTCTTAATAGAGCCGCTGGCAGCATTCATCAGCATCGAAATACCAGACGCTGTACGACCAACACCACTCACACCAGTTTGACCGTGAGCAAACGATGGCATACCTGTCGATTCATCGGCAAGCTGACGAGCCTTGTCAAACATCTGGAGGTTTTCTTGTGACACGTTAGGAAACTTCGTACCAAACAAAGCTTGACCGGGAGCACCGCCTTGACGACGAAACACCTTACCGGGATAGACGCTCATGTCTTGACCGGGGACAAGGTTGGTTTCATCAATCTCGAAAACGAGGTTGCCTGACAAGACTCCGTTGTCCACTGCCATACGCATAAAACCATTCATTAAGGTTTGAGTGTCGTCCATGTTTTCAGCGACACCAACACCTGCCAGAGAGTAGGGGTTTAGTTCGTATGGAACAGCGTAGTACGGAATCTTTGCTGGCTTAAAAGGATTCAACACAAGACGAATAATCTTACCGTTGCAATACCAAATGTTAGCTTGTAGTTCACCATCAAACTCTTCAGGCACTTCAATATCATTCTCTTCAAGCAACTTAACATCAACGTTGCCCCAGTATTCCAACACTTCAAAGCGATCAACACCATAGTTGAGAGCGTAGTCTTTGAGAGTGTCTTCCCAATACTTCTTTGTATAGCCTTCACCGCCTGCAACGATTTCATCAATCACATTGCCACGGAAGTGAGGACGCTTCTTCAAAGCACGAAGCTGTGTGCGTGACATCTTGTGACGCTCAATGACGTATTGGCATTCGTCTGTATTGTTTGCGTCTGGGTCCCAATAGAAGTTCCACAACGAAACGTGTGACGCTTCTGGTACGGTCTTGATGGTTGGTTTGTATTCACCGTCCTCAGCCCAATTAGGATATTCTTTGTTGACAGCGAACGGACCCTTCATCACACCTGTACCAAACAACGCCATTTCAAAACCTGACAAGCGCAAATGCTTACTGGCACCACTCTCATCAAGCTGATCGTGAATCTTTTTCTCCATTTTCTTAGCTGCCACCATAGCAGGATGGAAAGTGATGGAAGTTGGTGTGACACCCGGTCCCTTTTTCAGACCCGGCAAGTCTTTCAAGTCATCCTTCATCGCACCCAACATCTCTTCCAGCTTGTCGAGGTCAAAGTCGTTGCCAATGCTGGCAGCGCCTTCTTCACCGAACGGAATAGCTGGTGCAGCAGGTGCAGCTTTGGGGTCGAAGTGAACAGAATCAACAACACCTTCAGGTAATACTGACGGGTCAATGCTCAGCGGAAACTTGTTGTTAGAAAACAACACATCGATGATCTGACCATAAGCCGCCAACACCTTAGTCTTTGTCACCTTCACAAATACACGAGACTTCTCTGTTGATGTGAATTGCATATCAGGACCATACAGGCCGCGATAGTTGCGGTAGGCACGTAGCCAACGTGTCTCGTCAGAGCGACGACTTTCTTCAGCACGGCTGTAGCGCTCGTTGACGAACGCAATCAGGCCACCAGCTTTGAAGGTGTCTTCGGTTTTGGTAGAGTCGTCCAAGACAATGTTCTTGTCGCTTTGTGGTTTGTCAATAAGTGCCATAGTTTTCCGTAAAGATGTTGCAGAGGTATAACATTGAACCTCTTAGTAGTAAATGTTTCAATATCCAAACACAGGGTCTGCTACAGTCATACCAGATTTCTGAGAAGCAGGATCGAAATCAAACAATCCACTACGTGGACGGCTCATAACACCGTAGCGCAAAGCATCATAGGTGTGATCGTTGCTAACTTTGGTGTTAATGTCTTCGTTGTTTGTTTTATCAATTGGTAAAGTTGGTAAATCAGCGATGATTTGTGTGCAGGTGTTAAAGAACACCATACGAGGCGCTTCAGTGTATTGATCAACCTGCAATCTGCGGTGTATTTCGTTCTTACCTGCCACCCTACTACCAGCAGAACGGTCAGCAGGTCGCCATCTGCACCCCTTCATAATCATTCGTTCAGCAATAGAGGGTCCAGTGTCACCACGTTTGTGCCAACATGAGCTATCCAGTACACCATAACGAATCTTTTCCTCAGATTCAGCGTTCAATATCATCACAGCCAAGTCTTCTGCCAACACTTTGCTGACATAAAGCTCTCTGTAGACAACCAAACTGTCGTCAGGTGCTACAGCAAACCACAACACAGCGCTATGGCTACCATATCCGTAGTCACAAGACCTGAATCTGGGCCAATTTGACGGGATGGTGAAGGGTTCTACCACATGAATGGCTCTATTGAACTCCGAGAACGCTGCACCTTCAGCAATATCCCAGTTTCCTTCAAGCAATTGCTTACGTTGATGCTCCGGTAGAGACAACAACATGGTTTCGTAGTCACCAGACTCAGCCAAATAAGGGTTGTCTGCTAGTTTTGCAGAGATGAACTTGCGCTTAAACAGAGGCAAGCCCTCTTTGCTGTGCCCTTTTGGGTACACCAGCATCTGTCCTGTATCAATATCGGTAGCATAAAAGCTTTTACCGGGCGGTGCAGGGACAATGAACATCTTCCTGACCCATTGATGACCGGGTCCACCGGGGTTGGTGGTAGCTCTCATGAATACTGGCAGGTCTGGAGCAGCAGTACGCAGACGAGAACGCATGTAGTTGTAGGCAAACGGTGTAGGCCACTGCGTCAATTCGTCCCAAGCGATGTAGGAGAACGACAAACCCTGATAACGCATAACGTCTTCATCACGGTCAAGGTAGGACATCCACAGTTTGCCACCACTTGGATGCTGCCATTGCATCTTTCTCTCACTCCATTTGATGCCGGGATATATCTTCGGATACATCTCTTGCGATTTCCAAATGAGTTCACGCAATTCTTCGGTGGTGTGACGAAGAATGAGTCCAGAGAATTGGGGATGGGCTATGTAGCGAAGAGGATCGGCAAGAATGGCATAGCTTTTTCCACCACCTGCTGCACCACCGTACAACACTTCACGTTCAGGAGCAGCTAGGAAAGCTGTCTGAGGACCGGGATTGGGTTTGAATATGACGTTCTCATACTCAACAGGCTCAACTATCGGTGCTGTTGTCGGAGAAGGTGGCGCTAAGTTGGACGAATCGATCACTACTGAAGAAGCTGTCTTGTCCGGTGCCTGTTCTTTTTTCGTACTCTTGCGCTTTCTTAAGGGCTTTTTCGTACCTGTCGGCAAGCTCTCGATAAGTAGAGGACTTACGTCTTTGGGACTGTTCACTCTTAATCCTCTTCATCAAACCAACATGACTTATTTCTCTACCAGTCACAGTAGTGAGCCAAGCAGCAACCTGTCTCAAACTATATTGCTTCAGATGTTTCTTAGCTTTCTCCAGCGCCTCTAGTTCTAAAGGTACAGGAACAAGCCATCCATCATCAGCTTCATCAACTACATAACCAAATGGGATAGTCCTTCCCAGTCGTGGTATCTTAACATACTCTTTTGCATCTTTTGGTTGTGGGAGTATAAAGACACCGAGGCCGAAGTCGTAAGCTGTTGTAGCCTCTGTCATTCTTCTTCACGTTCCTTAGCAGGCAATATCATGACACCACCTGTGTTGCTCTCTACCTGCACCTTCTCAGTCTTCACCAAACCTGCACGGTCAAGCAAGTCTTTAGCGGCTGACATCTTCTCTTTGAGGCCAAGCTCTGTAGGATCGTCAATGGCAGCAATCATAGCCACCGCAGCCTTTGGAGCCGCCATAGCAATGTAAAGCTGTGTAGCTTCAATGATCTCTTCCTTCAACGCATTGGTGAGTTGTCTGCGGCTATAGCCTTCAGAGAACCCCGCCATCTTCATAGCGTGGTTGATGTTGCCATTGGCTTCAGCAAACAACACCTCAAGGAATCGTTTCTGTTGTTCTGTAAGTTCTTTTTTAGCCATTGTTTAAAGGGTCGTAATATTCTTCAACACTCACTGTTGCGTCCATTGTGGAGCCAGCTTCAGGTGTTACAACAATGTAGTCACCAGCACTCAATGCCAGATAGCTACCGTCAATTTTCAGATAGTTGTAAGCAGAAACAGTGTAGCCACCAACAATGTAATATTGTTTGTTCAAGCTTTCATCATGCCATTGAATCGACACTGTCTTATTACCAGAAGTGGTGTTGGTTACAAAGAGCAACTCAACCCTAGAAGCATGATTGGGAGGACAAGTATAGATGGTGTTGGCAGCACCAGCTACCAAGTTGGCACCAACACTACGAGTCTTTACAGCCTTACCGTTTCCGTTAGCCATCACTTCTTAGCTTTCACTTTAGCTTCAGACAACGCAATTGCTATAGCCTGCTTAGGACTCTTCACAACTTTGCCGCCTTTGCCGCTGTGTAGAGTGCCTTCTTTGAACTCACCCATCACTTTGGCAACTTTAGCGGTTTGCTTCTTTGTCTGCTTCATTTCTTTTTAGCCTTCATAGGTTTGCCAACACCCACCATAATGGCGATGACAGGCTTACCACCCTTGCCTTCTTTGGCAAGACACTTACCAGCAGCCTTGCACTTGGCAGGAGAGGGGCAGCCTTCGCAGGGCTTGAATGTTTTCTTTGTAGCCATGTTATTTCTTCGCTTTCTTAACAGCACCACCCTTAGCCATCATTGGCTTCTTCTCAGCCATGCCACCATACATCATTTTCTTCGGAGCCTTCACAGCACCACCCTTAGCCAGCTTCACACCAGCCTTACCAGCAGCCTTCTCTTCCAGCTTCACAGCCTCATCGAGATATTGATTGCGTACATCTTGAGGCAATGTTTTGTCCTTTGCCATCTCACGCAATTTAGCAACCTTAGCTGCTGTGTTCATCTGAGCCATAGCCATGATATGTTTCCTTAAATAAAAATAGAGGCCATGCCTCAACATTATAGTTATAGCATGTTAACGGTATTTAGCCGTCTTCTTTGCCACACTCTTAGGCTGAGCAACAAACTGCTTACCCTTCGCCTTACCTTCACGCTTAGCCTTTGTCGTTGCTGCATACTCAGCAGAGCTTAGAGCCTTTATAGCCTTCTCAGGCAAATAACGCTCCCCCGTTTCCGACGAAGGTTTACCAGACTTTGTTGTCCATTTCTGGTCTGTCCATTCCTTTAGAGACTTCTGTGGCGCTTTCATTTGTAGCCTCCACCAGCAGCCTTGTATTCCTTAGCCAATAGCTGTGCCTTACGAGCGCTCCATTCGCCTGCATCACCACCTTTAGTGCCAGCTTTGATCTTCTCAAACAACGCCTTACGCATTGTTGGCTTGGTGTAGTTGCCAGCCTCATTCACTTTAGATTTAGCCATTACCATTTCACCTTATGTGACCAATACCTAGCCGACATCTTGTCCGGTGTAGGGTCTTGAGCGTTATGCCGTGCGTAGTAGGACTTTTTACGAGCCTTGTCCTTTTCACTGGTTGGATTGTCACCAGCGCCTTTAACACCCTGCTGACCAAAGCGAATGAGCTTCACCTTGTCACCATCCTTTGCCAACACAGCATGACTCTTTGTCGGATGATCGGGTGTTGCTTTCGGCTTGTTGTAGCCACTAAACTCTTCACTGCCTCGTTTGATTGCCATATCAATATCGTCCTTTACCTTTGCGGTCACGCCAGCCTTCATCGCGCATAGCCTTCTCTACAACATCTAAAGGGAAGTAGTAGCCTGTATGCTTTTCTAAAGCGGCTCTAACATAATAAACATCACTGTGCGGTATGTGTGTATTGTCTAAGTTGTCGCGATGTAACGCTTTAAACACTTCCATTGCAACAGAATAAGGGGGACTGTTCAGCATCCCTTTAGCTTCAACCGCTTCTCTACTCAACAAAATATTCATATGCTTCTATATAGGTCTTCATAGCTGCCTATCTTCAGATGTGTAGGCTAGTGATGAAAGAGTATATAGCTAAACAACAACAAAGTAAACAAAAGAAGAAAAACTAACAATCAGCTATAGTTGATGTCTTCACAGTCGAAATTGCGTTAGAGGCTTTATAGACTTCATAGACTGTGTTTAGCGTTTGATGATTGTCTATAATTGTCTGTCATCACAGAGCAACATCAATTCATATCAACAACATCATCTATGCTCACTGCATTGCTATGTTGTCTATATAGCCCCTACCCCCTACACCCCATAGTTTTACTCCGATTGAAAATGTTGTCAAGCGATATATTTGCATTTGTTGTTTTGTTGCAACATAGTTGTTGTAAAGACAACACTGTTGTAGATGGTACAACACTTTCACAGTCGATTTTCTGTAGCGCCATAGCCTGTGTTGTCAGAAACGCTTTAATGGTCCTGTAGGGGGTTGTTGTAGGAGCAAGGTAGGGTGGTACTGACCCTGTGACGTTAATCGATTGTAGGCATGCTACAGGCCGTGGGTGGGCTACATAGAATACGGATAGAGCGTTTTAGACGGTGGTGGTTAACAGGTTGAAAAAGACCCTTCCGTGGGCTTGGCGGTATACAAATAGCGCCCCACCCCCTACTGGCCCACGCCCGTGCCGCACAGGGCTGCGCTGCGCTGGCGTGAATGCATAGGTATGCGCTGCTGCGCTGGTGAAGAACACGCGACATATACGTTTCACCAGCCTGTAAAAATCTTCAATGAATTCAAAGACTTACACGCATATGAGAAACTGATTCAAAAACAGTTGCCTGATTTAATTGGGGACAGATTAGTGCCTGTTTTTTAAGCAAATGAGAGACTATCGAATGGCGGTATACGATAGCGATTAACTATCAACCATACCCCCATCCAACGAAGTCCTGCATCACCTACGCATACAACGACAACCGACAAAGCCCCTACAATCGACAGGGTCTAATAGCCCCACAGTTGACAGGGCTTTTGCAAGGTCGCTACAATTGAAAGCATCGACGGCATCGGGTCGTCGTCTTACCGAAGGTAAACAATGCAAACTACTGAAATCATCATCGCCTTGCAAAACGCAAAACTCTTCGAAGCAGCGAAGCTGCAATGTGGCAACGTTGACAATTTGTCGATGCTTGTTGCTGTAGCAACAGGAAAGGTGGCGGCATACAATGAATTGTATGATCTGTACCGTGAATTGATGGCCTAACATTTCCGAAGGAAAACATCATGCAAAACATCATTCTTCGCAGCGTCACCAAAGGTGACTATGTCAAACGGAAAGCAGACAGCAAAGCTGTTTACATCAAGGGCGACTACGACAGGACGACGAAGTCGTTTGAGTTGAAGGATGTCGAAGACATAAACCGCTGTGTTTACGTCAAGGCAGACAAAATCGTCGTTATCGGCTTCACTTACTGAAAGTAAACATCATGTTCATCATCATTTCCCTCACATCACTCGCCATTGCTTCCTACATGATGCAAAACGAAATTGCTTTGCAACTGAAGAAAACCTTCGGTTTTATGACAATCGGTCAAGGCTTCAAAAAGCGTCATTACACATTCACCTACAGCGAAGCTGCACAATGGGCAGCATGCTATGATGCAGCGACTGTGTATAAGCGTGGCAACTTCGTTGCAGCAAAGCGTTTCAAATGACCCCACACTTGACAGGGGCTTTTGAAGGTCTGTATAATTGAAAGCATCGACGGCAATCCCGCCGTCACTTACCGAAGGTAAACACCATGAAAAACGTACTCTCGATTTCCGCTGATGCAAAAACAGTCAAGGGCGAAACCCTTGGGTTTCTGACAGGTATTCTCTACCTTGCACCAGCCACAACAACCAAGTGGAACACTTGTTCAATGGCAAAAATTGCACAATGCGACAAAGCTTGTCTCTACAGTGCTGGTCGTGGAGCTTTTAGCTCTGTACAGCAAGCCCGTATTGCAAAAACTGTGCGCTTCTTCGAAGAGCGTGATAGTTTTATGGCTGACGTTGTTTTCTCGATCAAGTCGTTGATTCGCAAAGCCAGCAAAGCTGGATTGAAACCTTTGGTTCGCTTGAATGGTACATCTGACATTCGTTGGGAAACCGTAGGTTTGACAGTTGACGGTGTTGCTTATGCCAACATCTTCGATGTTTTCCCTGACGTTCAATTCTACGACTACACAAAAGACGCAAACCGCAAGGCTTTGCCTTTGAACTATGATGTGACTTTTTCCTACAGTGGCGTTGAAGGCTTTAAGCCTTTTGTCAACAAGGCGATGGACAAGGGAATGCGTATGGCTGTAGTGTTCCGTAGCGAAGCTACCATCCCTGCATCATTCAAGGGTATCCCGGTTGTGTCAGGTGACAAGTCTGACGTTCGTCACCTTGATGCACAGGGTGTCGTGGTCGGTTTGTATGCCAAAGGCAAAGCCAAGAGCGATGCTACAGGCTTTGTAGTGTGAGACAACGCTTCCCCTTCGGGGGAGGCTTTGCAAAGTCCCTACAGCAAGCAAGGTTGAATAGCCTTGCATTTGACAGGGGTTTTGCAAAGTCTGCATAATTGAAAGCATCGATGCATCGGCATCATTACAGCAACTGTGTTGCTTTTGTTCTTTAAAAACCTAGTGTGGCGTCAGTATGGCGTCAACATGTAAAGCAAAGCATGTTGACACCTGAAATAGGCCAGCGTGATTGTAAGCACGTAACGTCTTACACTGCTCATAGCACATGAGGATGAAAATGTGCATAGGGACTACATCATGGCATCGGGGTCGGTGCTATATGATGTGGCTTTCATAAGCCTTGTGGCACAGGGTCACAGGGTTTATATCAAGCCTTCCTGAAAGGAAACAAAACATGCAGTGGAATCTTGAAAATCTCAATGTCACTGCTGTCTATCTTGACAGCATTCCAGTTGCTGGCATGGTGACATTGTCCCGTGTCAGATATGGTGGTGAAGTATCACATCACATCACTCTCACATCACCCATCACTGTGTATGGCACAGTGAGTGACAGCGTTATCGTTGATCACAAACACATTCAAACTATTTCTTCTTCCTGAAAGGAAACAAAATGTATACAACACGACGATCTGGTTTTGACCGTGAAGATGCCCGTCTGCATTATGCTCAGTTGCAAAGCCGCAAAGCAAAGCTTCAACATCACCTCTTCGCTCTTCAGGAAGCAAGAACTGAGGCGTACAACATGGGTGAATGGGACAGGGTTGACCGTATCCAGTTGGCTATCGATGACACATCCGATGAACTGAAAAAGCTTTCCTGAAAGGAAACACACATGAAAGTATTCGTCTATTTCAATCTGCATCGCAAATGCTTCAGCATCAAGGCACTGGAAGGCCCGAAGAAGGGCCGTGTCATTGCCCATCGTGACGATGTGTTGCTCTTCGATGGCACATTCAAGGTGTCCGAAGCTGGTCGTCAGCGTGTCCTTCGTGAACGTAAAAAGAATGTGCATGCTGGTGTTGTCGGTCATTGGGATGAGACAGGCACTGACCTGATAAGCATTGACCGTGTCACCACCATTGGTAGGCCCGTCACCTACAACCCATACAAATACAACACCTTTGTATACTTGTACGGTGAGCATCCTGTCGGTGGTTGTCGTCTTGTGGCACTGACTGTCAACGAAAACAAACGATCTCACATCAACGTCTGGAATTGACAGCGCTTTGTAATGCTATTGTATCAGTAGCATTACTGACTCACTGTCGAGTCGTCCTGAAAGGAAACATCATGCGTTTAATCACCAAGAAAAACGGCATCGAAATATGGGCACAGTTTGACCAGTCTGCACAGGTCTATGAGTTGTTCTTCGACAACGAAGGGCAGACATACACTGGATGGGCTGTTGATTCCATCAAAGATGCACTGGCTGCATCGACTTACATCATCCAAGAACAACTGTCCTGAAAGGAAACATTATGGGCCTCGATATGTATGCATTCACAGTGGATGCGAAAGATGTTGGTGACGCTGTCACTGATGTGGCACTGGGTGACAATGCTGTAGAGCTATTCTACTGGCGTAAGTTCAATGCTTTGCATGGTTGGATGGAAAACTTGTATCGCCTCAAAAAAGGCTTGCGAGTAAGCTTCAATTGCACTACAGTGAGATTGACCAGCGAAGACCTTGACCGACTAGAGATGGACACAGGTAATAACAAGCTTGTACCCATCAATGGGTTCTTCTTCGGTGAGCAAACGATATATCCCGAAGACCTCGAAAGCGTTGCAACATTCGTTGCTAAAGCAAGAGAGGCACTGGCTGAGGGCAAGGCTGTGTATTACGACTCATGGTGGTGATCGCCTTCGGCTCACGTAGCTAACGCTACAGCACCCCGTAACAGCCTTCACTGAGGGTTGTTACTGATGCGCTGTTGCATCGACACTTCCGTAGGAAAACACATGAAAATCGCAGACTTCATCGCCCAAAGCAAGGGCAAGTTCATCACCATCAACTTCATTAAGAAAGATGGCACTGTCCGTAAACTGAATGGTCGCATTGGTGTTACCAAGTATCTCAAGAACGGCACAGCCACTGTCGATCTTGACAAATACCTGATCGTCTATGACACCCTCAATGCTGGCTATCGTAGCGTCAACAAAGACACCATCGTGTCGGTGACATGTGAAGGCTTGACCATCAACAACAACGCAATGGTGACAGCATGAAAACATACGCTGTAACAATTGTACGATCTAGCTATGTTGACATCACAGTTGATGCCAACAACAAAGATGAAGCCGAAGCACTGGCTTGGTCACAACAAGACCGTATGCAGTATGAGTGGAACCCCTCTGATGAATGGGAGACACTCAGAGTTGATGAAATTAAAACACTCGGTGAGCTTGAAGCTGAAAGCACCGATGGTTTCCGCAACCCTGAAAGAGATTGACATGAGCAAAACATTCACCATCACCGTCTATTCAGACCCCGGTCATGCATGGGGCAAGGTCAAGCGTGATGTGCTGGTCAACCTCGGCATTGCCGACAAGATTAGCCGCTACAGCTACCAGCGTGGCGACTATGCCTACCTTGAAGAAGACTGTGACCTGACCACGCTGTGCATGGCACTGAACGAACGAGATACCCGTGTCAAGTTTGTTGAGAAGCGCAGCGAACGTGACAGCAAAATCAGGTCTTACGAAAGGTATGAATATGGCTTCTAATGTGTGGCCGTTTCCGGCATTTCCTAACCCACTCGACACAGGCCGGAAACAACCTGTGTTTAACCCCAACAACCATGAGGATGCACCTTTGTGAGCGTAGCGAAACACATCCCCATCGCTGTATTCTGTGGCGCTTTGTTGCTCTCGACAGCATCATGTGAGCATCAACCAGTACCCACCGTGGCACAGGCTAATGAGTTCTGTTGCATGCTGAAGAACATCTACCACGAAGCACGAGGGGAGGGTGTTGAAGGTATGCAAGCTGTGGCACTGGTCACATTGAACAGGGCTAAGCAGCAAGGCAAGACAGTCTGCGAAGTTGTATACCAACGTAAGCAATTCTCTTGGGCAAACACTGCGAAGGGTCGTAACAAACCCCTCACAGGCAACATAGATGTTGCATACAACGTGGCGTCAGCCGCAATGAGCGACAAGCTCATTGATATCACCTTTGGTGCCACCCACTACCACACTAAGCAGGTCAAACCTGTGTGGCGTAAGGCACTGGACAAGGTTGTTGTTATAAACAATCACATTTTTTATAAAGGAAAAACCCAATGACTATTCGTGACGATGACACCCCTGAGAAGGCAACACGTAGCCGAGGCCGTCCCTCATTCGCTGAGAAGGCAGAGCCTACCCTGCGTGACACCTTCTCGCTGGAGGTGATGAAGGGTGTGCTTGCCTCTGGTGTGACAGTGGAAGACCCGCTTGCACTGAGTAGGTATTGCTACAAGATTGCTGATGCACTGGTGAAGGTCAGAGATGAATAGTACTAACATAGCCTACACTGTAGGTAGGCTGCATGGGTTACGTAACATGCCTGCCTATCCACTCTTCCCCGAAGGTACTTGGGAAGCTATGCAATACAGACAAGGCTACATCGATGGTGCTGTGGCTCTGGAAGATGACATACTTAAGGAAAAGACATGGACAACGAAACAGTGACAATATCCAAGAAAGAATACGAAGACTTACTCGACTCACAACTTTGGCTCGATTGTTTGGAGTCAGCGGGTGTAGATAATTGGGGTGGGTATGACGAGGCTATCAAAGAATATCGAGGTGCTAAAGATGCTGAGTGAAATTGACATTCAAGACTTCGACGTGCTGCCAGTGCGTGAGTTGTACAAGGTGAAGCCACGTAGCTACATCAAGCTGCCGTGGATGGACGGTACAGGCATTGACGAGGTGGTGTTCTTTGACCACATCGATGGTATGTACAGCTACTGTGTGAACATGAACAACGAAGTGATACATCTGCAAGCATGGGCAGAGGTTGCACCGCTTGTGAAGAAAGCAAAGCCCGACTAATTTGTAGGGTTTTCTGGATGGTTTATTTGACAAGCCATCTGGAAAGCCTTTACACTGAAGGCCCAACTCGGCAATCATGCCACAACCTAGCAAGGAAACACATCATGGCAAATCACGTCATCTTCTCCCGCAACATCGACAACTCTGCTCTGACACTTGAGCAGATTCAACACCGTGCTCCTGCTGCGTTCAGCACCACCAAGTCTGAGCGTTTGAGTGACCGTTATGTATCGCTCAATACCAGTGATGTGCTGCCCATCATGGCAGACTATGGCTACCTTCCAACACAGGCTGCACAAAAGCGTAGCCGTAAGGCCAGCACCGAGCATGCTGCCCACATGTTGGCATTCAGTCGTACCACTGACATCGTTGAAGCTGGTGACATTCGTCCCGAGATCATCTTGTACAACTCTCACGATGGCACAGGCTCAGTGAAGCTGTTTGCTGGTGCATTCCGTTTCATCTGTAGCAATGGCATCGTGGCAGGTGATGGCTTTCAATCCCGCATCTACCACAGCAAAGCATTGACAGGCTTTGAAGAGATGTTGCGTAACACAGTGGCTACATTGCCTGATCTGATGGGCCGCATTGACAGGATGCGTGGTGTGTCGTTGTCTGTTGGTCAAGTACATGACATGGCAATTGCTGGTGTTGCTACCCGTTGGGACGACTACACAGGTCAACCCCGTGGTGCTTACGCTGTGTCACAGACAGTCAAGGATGTGATGAATGTTCGCCGTTATGGTGACGAAGGCTACGATGCATGGACTGTGTTCAACCGCATTCAGGAAGGTGTGATTCGTGGCAATGCGATGATTCGCTCCATCACTGAGACACATCCCGAAGGTGTGATGCGTAAGGCTCGACCAGTCAACTCCATCAAGGAAGCTGTGCGTATCAACACAGAACTGTGGAATATTGCTGACGAATTCGTTACTGCGTAACGTCAATGGCCTTAACCGCTATGGGGATGCCACTGCGTGGCAGCAATCGGTGACAGCATGGAGAGACATGCAACAACACAACAACATAGGAAATGTTAATGAATCAAAACAACGCTATCGGTATGTTCATGGGTCTGTTCATCGGTGATGCACTCGGTGCGCCATTGGAATTCACTGAGCCTAACACTGGCTCCCCACTCAAGGACATGGTCGGTGGTGGTGTTCATGAGACAGCACCGGGAGAGTGGACAGACGATGGTGCTATGGCAATGGCTATTGCTGATGCCTACCTCAGCTACAAACGCTTTGCTCCCGGCATCATTGCACAGAACTTCAAACAGTGGAGAAACAATGGAACTTTCGGTACTCGATCTTATTGTTTTGATATTGGAACTACTACTGCTGAAGCGCTGAGTGCATCGTCCAACAAGCGTCCCTATGGTGGCTCTTGTGCCCTCATGACAGACGGTAACGGTGCGATCATGCGACTGGCTCCACACATACTGTTCAACCACAACAACAAGACGATGGCGATTGCTGAGTCTGTTGCTGGTGGCTTGCTCACTCACGGTACAGGTAAGTGTGTTGCCTATAGTGCTGCACTGGCTGAAGAGTTGTTCGATGGGTCTGCACCAAACAAAACCCTGTACGACAAAGGCATCAAGGAAGAGAGTGGCACAGTGATGGGCTGCTATGCATCGGCATGGCAGTCTGTTGCAGCTACATCGTCCTTTGAAGACGCTCTCATCCACGCTGTCAACAAAGGTGGTGACGCTGATACTGTTGGTGCTGTGACAGGTATGATTGCTGGTCGCATCTATGGCTACGATGCCATCCCTCAACGATGGATTGATGCACTGGTTGACCACGACAAGTTGTTGGCGACAGCAACTATGCTTTACAACATGGGTGATGTATGACAAAAGGAACAACGTGACAATCAGACTAACCAAAGACGGCACAGCCGTTGTAGACACCGAATACTATTGGCAACCCATTGCAACATGCCCAAGGTCTGCGAAGGTGCAGCTATTGAGTGTGCATGGTGTTGCTGTGTACGGGGAGTATCATGGCAAGGAAAAGTTCTGGACACATTGGGCACCGCTACCTAAGAAACCTAAAGAGGAAACAACATGAGAGACACGATAGACATGGCCCGTGAGTCATGGATTGACGTTTACGGGCTTGGGCATGACAGAGCAAAGTTTATTGAGGCACTTAAGCATTTTGAAGCCCTTGTCCGTGCTGATGAGCGTGAGGCGTGTGCTGGATTGTGCGAAGACCACTTCTTATCTGACGGCGACTGGTGCGCCAACGCCATCCGAGCAAGGGGAAACACATGAACCTAGCCCGTTACATGCAACGTGTTGACAACGATGGTGTCGCCTACTACCGATACAACCCACCGTCTGACGCTGTCGAAGCCAACATTGTCAAGCGCATCAAGATAGGAACCAACCTTGTTGAAGCCATCAACTATTGCAACGAACAGAATGAATTGCTTGACGAGTGGAGGCAGCATCACCGCTACCTCAAGAACTTGACAGACAAGTCAACCGTCAACGATCTAACCAAGAGCTATATCAACAGTCTTGAACATAGCAGACTTGGTATAAAGACACGAGCAGACTATGCCTACTACCTCAAGCAATGGTATCAAGACCGCACAGCAGGGCAGGTGTTATTGCACACAAGGCTTGGTAGTTTGACGACACCAATGTGTCAACAAATCTATGACGCTCACGCCAGCAACAGCATCAGCTTATCCAACCATTCACTGGCTGTGTATCGTCTGTTGTTTAGCTATGCTATCCGCAATGGATTCTGCACCTTCAATCCGTTCACCAATGTCAAGCGTCAGACAGACCGACCACGCCGCACAGTGTGGACGAAGGAACACATCAAAGCTTTCATGGCTACAGCGTTCAGCAAGTATGAATGGCGAAGCATTGGCCTCATTGTGTACACAGCCTACTGTGCAGCGCAACGTCTTGGTGACATGCGTATGCTGACATGGGATAGCTATGACATCAACACAGGAGTGTTGTCGTTGGAGCAGAGCAAGCGTAGAGCTAGGGTGGCGATACCACTGCCGAAGGACTTGCAAGAGATGCTAAAGCAACAACACCTTGACCTATCATGGCAACCCTATATAATGCCAGCTTCAACGAAGAATACACCCAAGCCCTACAGCTTGCAGCAGTTGAGCAAGGTGGGTAAGGTGGTGATGCAAGAGGCTGGATTGCCTGATGAGTTGCAGCTAATGGACCTGCGTAGGACCGCCATCACAGAGATGGTTGAAGTTGGTGTAGCTCTCACAAACGTCATGGCCCTGTCGGGTCATGCGACAGTGCATAGCCTTACGCCGTATGTCAAACACACATTGAAGAGTGCTACTGTGGCACAGGAACTGAGGGGTATGGTATGACAATCGAACACATCATTGTCGGTGCTACTGGCGTAGGCTATGCCATCGTTGGTGTGCTGCAATGGAGCAAGGGTGAACTAAGTAACGGCATGATCTGGACAGGTTATGCCTTCGCACAAATTGGACTATGGATGAACATTAAATGAACACATACAACTTGCCAATTGATTGGGACGCTATGCAGAAAATCACTGCTGCTGTACTCATCGAAGACCTAGACAGCCTACACAACGACTGGAACACAGTGTATGGGCGTGACAGAGGTATGGTGTTTTCTCTTGAACGTGAGGAAGACCTTGCCGAAATATCAAAGCACATTCAAGCTTTCAAACTACTCATCAAATACTACGGAGGAACTGTAACATGACAACAGCAAAACTTATCTGGACAACACCTGACGCTGACAAACACATCGGCTATTGCGCCCGTGTCAGCAACCCCGGCAACCAAGACAACCCCAACGTGGCAGGGCTGCTCAATTATTGTGCAAAGAACAACCATTGGTCTGTGTTTGAAATGGCTAGTGCATGCATCGAAGTGTCCACCACCCGCGACATTGCACGACAACTATTGCGACACAGAAGCTTCAGCTTTCAAGAGTTTAGCCAGCGCTATGCTGATGCTACACAGCTTGGTGAGTTTGCTATTCGTGAATGCCGCTTGCAAGACAACAAGAATCGTCAGAACTCTTTACAGACAGACGACTTTGACCTGACAGTTTGGTGGGCAGCAGCACAGGCTAGGATGATTGGTGAAGCTGAGTATTTGTATGGTGAAGCATTGAAGCGTGGTATTGCAAAAGAGCAAGCTCGTGCTCTGTTGCCTGAAGGGTTGACACCGTCTAAGCTGTACGTCACTGGCACTATGCGTAGCTGGATTACGTTCTTGCAAGCACGACTTGATGTAGCCACACAGAAGGAACATCGACTGGTGGCACAGGATGTGTTGGTTGTGTTGCGTGATGTTGCACCTGTGACGGTTGGTGCTTTCTTTCCTTTGGAGAATGTATGACCTGCAACTGCCATCCCCTGTCACCATTCCTGTGGCAGCAACATCCCCGACCTTCCATCTTCGCTGACGATCCCTTGTTCAAGGCAAAGAACTCAGGCAAGACCGCATCACAGATCAGCACAGAGGTGGTCAAGCGTAAGCGTGATGAAGGCGTTGAAGTTGGCACAATCTATGGCCTCAACAGAGAACGTGACGAAGCTTTGCTGCATGCTAAGCGCTTCCATGTTTTCAGTAAGGCTGTAGCTAAATGAGCTTTATCAAAACCCATGTTGCCTGTCCTGCTTGTGGCAGCAGTGATGGTGCATCAATCAACGCAGACGGTAGCACCTATTGCTTTGTCTGTTCAACACTCACCCCCGGTACAGAAGGAATAACAGTGATCGAACCCATTACACCAGCAGTGTCTGACACAAGCTTCATCAAAGCATTCAACACAGGTGTGCCAGTGTCTGTGTCAGAAAGACGCATCACCAAAACAACGATGGAGAAATATGGCACTGTCCGTGACAACGGCAAATACTACTTCCCTTATTACGACAAAGACTCTGTGTTGGTAGCAGCAAAGGTCCGACCCGTAGACCGCAAAGACTTCAGCGCTGTTGGCAACTGGAAAGCTGCAACGCTGTTTGGTCAGAACCTCTATCCATCTGGTGGTAAATATCTAACCATCACTGAAGGTGAGTTCGATGCGATGGCTGCATTCCAAATGACAGGATCGAAGTGGCCTGTGGTGTCCATCAGGAATGGTGCAGCTTCAGCAGTCAAGGACTGTAAGGCACAGTATGAATACATCAACAGCTTTGAAAATATTGTCATATGCTTTGATGGTGATGATGTTGGACGGAAGGCAGCGAGAGATGTTGCTGAAATATTTGGTGCGAAATGTAAGCTCTTCAAACCAGACACCAACTACAAGGATGCGTGTGACTGGCTTGCTGATTCAAAAGAGTCTCAGTTTGTCAGTCGGTGGTGGGCCAGTGAACCGTTCACACCTGACGGTTTAATCAATGGTAATTCTTTGTGGGATATGGTGTCCGAACCAGTTGCCAAAGCTGATTGTCTTTACCCTTGGACGGGTCTTAATACTCTTGCTGGTGGTATCCGTAAAGGTGAACTCGTAACCATCACAGCAGGTAGTGGACTAGGTAAGAGTCAGATTCTCAGAGAGATAATGTTTCATGTGCTGAACAACACAGAGGACAATATAGGTTTAATGTTCATGGAAGAGTCCGTCAAACGAACAGCGTTGTCCATGATGAGTCTTGCTGTTGATGCGCCTCTGCACCTTCCTGAAACAGTTATCACTGATGAAGAACGACGACTGTCTTTTGACAAGACAATGGGTACTGATCGACTTTATTTCTTCCAGCATTTCGGATCAAGTTCAATTGAGAACATTGTCAATCGTGTCAAGTACATGGCTAAAGGATTGGGTTGTAAGTATGTAGCACTAGATCACTTGTCCATCATTGTTTCATCACAGGAAAACGGAGATGAAAGAAAAGCAATTGATGCTGTGATGACTGCCTTGAGAACGCTTGTTCAAGAAACAAACATCTGTCTCTTTGTTATCTCACACTTACGTAGACCTACAGGTACAGGTCACGAGGATGGTGCATCGACTAGCTTGTCTCAGCTTCGTGGTAGTGGAGCCATCGCACAACTCAGCGACATCGTGATTGGTGCTGAACGCAATGGTCAAGCCGATGACCCCCGTGAACGTAACACTACGCAACTAAGGGTGCTCAAGAACAGGTGGAGTGGTGACACCGGACCTGCGTGTAAGTTAATTTACAACAAAGAATCAGGAAGGATGTACGAAACATTTGACGATCCTAACGAAGACGTACTGTAACGATAGTGTTGAGTGCTGAGTTATATTATGGTATAACTTTGGCACTCAACAAAGGAGTTACCATGACAAAGAGAGATCGTGCAGAGTACTACAAACAGTACTATCAGAAAAATAAAGATAGTATTAAACCAAAGCAACAGGAGATGGGGAAGATATGGAGAGCCAAGAATAAAGAAGAGTTAAGTGAAAAAGGTAAGAAGTATTACGCAGAAAACAAAGACCGTATCTTGGAGAGAACAGGTAAGAACAGCTATGAGAAGTATCATCAAGACCCATCAGCAGCTATACAGAAGCAGCAGGAGTGGAAAAGGAACAACATCGAAAGGTATCTTGTTCAAAGCGCCAGAGCACGGGCTAAGAAGCAAGGAGTTCCTTTTGAGATAACCCATACCGACATAGTAGTTCCACTGAGATGTCCTTACCTAGATATAGAACTGTCTCCTTTTTCGGGCTGGTCTACTCCATCATTGGATAAGATTGTTCCAGAACTTGGATACGTTAAGGGTAACGTTCAGGTCATATCAACACTAGCAAACACCATGAAAAATCAAGCATCCATTGAACAGTTATTGACATTTGCCCACTCCATAATTAGACTACACGAATCTCAGACCGAAGTGGAACAGGACGTGCTATGAACGAAGTCGAACAATTCTGGAACGCCATAGTTAAGAAGTGGCCTACACCACAACCTAGCTACCACCAGCTAGACCCAATGGAGCAGATGATGCTGGTGCAATCGATCAACATCATCCTTCAAATCTTGAACAACCGCGAAAGGAACTGACATGAAAGCAATCATCGGTCCCTATCCAGACGATGACACAAAGCGTGTTGAAACCATCCTCCTTGATCCCTACGACACATGGAACATGGACCACACCTTAGCCCTCATCATTGTGCCAATGCTCAAGCAGTTGAAGGCTACGAAGCATGGTGCTCCATTTGTTGATGACGAGTATGTGCCAGAACATCTTCGCTCTACAGCAGCAGCACCTAAAGAGAATGAGTGGGACACTGACACCAACCATTTCAAACGATGGGACTATGTACTTGATGAAATGATTTGGGCAATGGAACAGATCGCTAACGACAATGACGAAGACCTGTTCTATGACATGTCCGAGGTAAATGAAGAAGCTAACATTATGGAGCAGGTTGAACAGATCAAGTGTGACATTGAAGGTCTTCATAAACATCACGAACGTATCGCCAACGGTACTAAGCTGTTTGGTATTTTCTTTCAAAGCCTTTGGGACTAACTATGAAAACCTACGCAGAACTTGAACGTGAAGCTTACATGGCTGGCAACATAGAGTTGGCTAAGCTTTATGCTTTGCTTGATGACGCTGAGCAAGAGTTGCTTAGCCGTGAATATGGAGGCACATGATGAGTGACGGTGGTAAAGGATACACACAACGACCACGCTCCATTGCTGATGAAGAGTGGAGCAGTCGATGGGATGCCATCTTCGGTAGGGATAAGCCGGAACAACCAGAGGAACAACCCAATGATAAAGTGGCTGAACAAGACGCTGATAGAAAGTGATCATCTATGTGCTTGCTTCACTGAGAAAGAGTATTACAAGACATTGAAGTCTTTGAATATACCCATTGCAGATTGGGACAGGTGGTTGATGCAAGATGCCTTAGCCACCACCCACTACTTCACCACTCCGAAGGGCAGCAGAGTTACCATCGTTTGTATTCCTGTTAAACCTGAAGCAGATGGTATTGATGTTGCAACATTGTTGGTA